ATGACCGACAGCGCCCGCACTCTCAAAGACCTTGAAGATTTTGCAGAACGGCTTAACGGCCCCCTTGGGGATGCACTCCGGGCTACGGGCGTACTGCTGGAGAGGCGGCTTCGCGAGAGAAGTCTGGTTTGGGCGGATCTAGACGACAATCAGGTCGCCGATCTCTTTCTCACCGCATTCCTGGAAGCAGCGCCGGATGCCTACCCACACGTTGAACGGGCAGCGGTGGAAGAGGCCGTGCAGGCCATGGCTGCAAACGTGAAAATGGAACTGGCCGCCAACGCTGGCGGCAGCACTACGCCGAACTGAAGACCCCTCGCCGGGGCTGGGGAGCGACGGCGAGGGGCTCGGCGGTTCTACAGAGGGCAGCCCAGAGGATGGGGAGGGCTGCGATGATCCAACAGGCAGGGAGACGCGCGGTTCCAAACGACGAAAAGCCCGCCCTCCGAAGAGAGCGGGCCTCAATGGGGGAGCCGCGGCTCGACGCTGCTTAAGCTGCCAGCGGCTCTGCCCGACCGCCGACTAGCAGATCGAATAACCTGACGGCGGCGTCATATGAGGGGGCCTTAGCGATCACTTCGAGCCCGGCTCGTGGGTTCTGACTGTCGATCTCGTAGATGAAATACCCGAAGTCGCCTCCGAGACCACTTTTCACCGACTCACGATATGCCTTTGCGGAAAGGGGGGAAACGCACAGCGTGCGGCCTCCGGGAACCGTCGCTGAAAGGAAAACATCTTCCATGGCTCCGCTCTCCAAAAAATACCGATACAATGCCGAGCCAAGGCTGTCCGCCAATCAGCTCGCTGAATATCTTAAGGCTTCGTCCGCGAGACGTAAAGGAATCATTAAGGACGCCAAGTTTCCTAGAACTGCAGTGGTTGCTCAATACAGGCACGCTAGGGAGGCAATATCAAAGTTCATCTGCTCGGATATTAGAGATCATAAAATTCTCGCAGATGTTACGAACGCCCTGACCGAAAAAGAGAGCGACGAAGATGCGACCGGTTGGTCGCGTGACGACGCGCGGCGGTCTCTAGAGGCGATCCAAGTTTTCCAGAAAAGCATGAATGCTATGGGCGTGGATAAGTTGGATTGTCGCCCGATCGCTGGCGCCCAGCCGCCTCTCCTTATCGGCGACGTCACCATTAGTGTTTCCCTCGACGCCACTGCCCATCGCATGTCCAAGGGCAAAGATATGGTTGGCGGTGTCAGCTTCCTCTTTTCAAAGGCGGCCGAGACTTCCGGGACCGCTAGAGCTGACCGCTGCAAGGTGGCGTCGGTACTCACCATGCTGTTTGCCCAAGAACACTTGGCATATCTCGGCCAGGCGGACCCCGCCATTTGCTTCTCCTTCGACGTTATGGCCGGAAAGGCCTACCCAGCCCCCAAGACCTACAAAACGCTGCTCGCAAACATGGAAGCGGCCTGCGAAGAAGTAGCCTTACGTTGGGCGGTTACTCCTGCACCCGATGACTATGACGGACCTCCGTGGTCCTAACGCCAAATTCTCCACAACGGCCGCCCTATTCGCTCGACAGCCTCAGCGTCCCTCGCCTCGCAGGCCCGCACGATACCGATCACGTCCGACGTCCGCCCGTTGGCCGTCCTGAGGGCGCCGGTCTGCGCCACGCCGAACGCCATCCAGTCCCGCTCGTCGGAAGGCTCCTGCGGAAGGGCGGCGGACGGGACAGGCTCAGTCCACCCGGCCGGGATCAGCGCGGAACACGGCGCACTGTGGGTCACGGTAATCGGAGAGCTGGCACACCCTGCGGCGAGCAGCATCAGCGGCAGCATTGCGATCAGGCGCATTGCGGATTTCCTTTTCGGCCTGGGTGACGATGGTGGCGGTGGATCGGTCGCGGGCGTCGGCCCGGTCCCGGATGGCGCTGGCGTCCTGCGCAGCAGCCGTGCGGCCATCGGCCAGGGTCTTGCCTGCGTCGGCCTGTCGGGTGCGGTCAGCGGCCCTCTGGCGGCCATCGGCGGCGCACATGGCCAGCAGGATCAGGGCGAGCGCCAGGCAGGCGACGGCGAGCCAGCCGGTGGCGGTCAGGGTGCGGATCACAGGATCAGCTCCTTGGCCTGCGCAGTGCGACGGCGGCGATCCTCCAGCCCGTTCGTGCCGCCGTTTATGGCCTTGGTCAGGCCCAGCAGATCGTCAGCGTCGGCCTTGACGTTCAGCTGGCGGTCGCTCCAGTAGACGCAGCCAACCAGCAGGCCGATCGACGGATGCGAGACGATCTCCGGGTGGCGCTCGAGATCGATCCCGATCTGCCGGCCGACGCGGCGGAAGTTGGCTCTTCCGGTCAGTTGAATTGGGCCGCGCCCCTTGAACCGGCGGCCGTCGCCCGGCTGGGTATTGCCGAGATCCGCGCGTCCCTCATAGGCGGCCCCGCTGGCGATCTCCTCCATGTAGCGAAAGCCGCCGCTCTCGTGCCCGCACTGGCCCATGAAGTGCGCCAGGCGAAGGCCGCTATCGAGGATTCTGTAGGTGCGGAAGTGGACATTGGCCGCGAGGCCCAGTTCCTGCGCAATGGGCTTCTGCGCGCCCATCCGCGCGAACAGCGCCGTCAGGGTTTCGGCGCCGATGATGCCGTCAACAGGCACGCTCAGGCGGCCCTGCAATCGACGTGCGTCGAGCATGGTGTCTCCAGTTCAGATTGTGATGGTTGTGGTGGCCCGCTGGACAAGCGGGCTAGCTCAGCTAGACAATACCGTCGTTCACCGAGGGGGCCGAGATGCCGGGGAGACGACCGAAGCGGTCAGGGCGGATATTCGAATCGGTGCTGATCGCCCTGTGTCTGGCGATCTTCGGCGTCCTCTTCTGGATCGCCGTAGGTTGAGCCCGCCCGGTCCGGTGCCGCAACCTTAGCCGAGACATCTGCGTTCAGACTCGCCTGACAGGGGAGGTCTGGAATGACGCAAACGTCAGTGATCGAGCGGGCCCTGGAGTTGGCCGACAGCGGCAAATTCCGTATTCCTAGCGAAGTGCGCAGAGCTCTTTTGCAGGAAGGCTACACACAGTCTGATGTGTTCGGGATCGAGGGGAAGGCGACCTGGGCTCAGCTCAGACGCAGGTGCGCCGGGGCCAGCCAGCGAGATCGGTGCCAGTTCTAGCCCGTATCCGACGCCTGATTGCGCCCGAAGTAGAAGCCTAGGATCAGCAGCATCCCGTCTTTGAACATGGACGCCACCAGCATGACCGCATCGGCGTAACGCTCGGCCACCATATCGCCCAGCCAGGCGATCACCGGCAGGAACAACAGGTTTCCGGCCAGGAAGCCGAGGGCGAGGATGGTCGTGGTGCGCGGCAGGTTGATCACCTGCGGCCACCAGCGTGGCGGTTTGCGGCTCACGTCGATGCTCCTCGACGGCGCGGGCGCGGCGGCGTCGCCGGCAGTTCGATTGCCTTGCTGGCACGGTCAGTGACGATGTTGGAAAGCGAGCGCTGAAGCCCGCTGACGTCCCGGCTGATGTGACTGATGTCGCCCTGCGCCGTGTCCATTTGCACCGTCAGCTTGGTCACGGCGTCGCGGATGCCTTGTAGGGCCGAGCCGTCCCGCTCCAACGTCGTCACCCGCTGGGACAAGCGCCCCAGCATGAAGGCGAAGACGGCGACCTGAACAAACAGCCCCGCGCATAGGCTGGCCATGGCCAGCCAGACAGATGGCGTCATGCCCCGCCCTCCTCTTTCAGATTGTCAGGAAACGGCCCGCCGGCGGCGAGCCGGGTGCGTCAGGCTTCGGACGCTCGGGGATCGAACGGCACGGGCCGCATCGCCGGCAGTTCCAGCGTCAGGAAGCCGCCCTCTGTCGTGACGATCCAATGTCCGGCCTGTTCGAGGCGTGGAGCGTTTCCGGCATCGACAGTCTTCAGCGCGTCCAGAATAGCCGGGGTGATGATGATCTTCATGCCGTTGCTCCTAGAAGGGCCGCCATGGCCATTGCGGTTGGAACCGGGCATGCGTCCAGAACGAGCTGGACGAACTTCGCCGCGTTCCCTCGATTGATCTCGACTGTTTGATCTGCAGCGTCGAGCGGCGGGAACAGGCCTCTCAGGTCAAGGCGCTCGTTGATCTCGGCTAGGGTCGCCGGGCGAGGGCGGCGGCCCCCGCGCTGATCGGGTTCGGAGGGCTGATGCTCCAGCGCTGTTATCAGAATGTCGCGAATGGTCGCGGGCCTGTCAGGCGCGAGCATCAGCGGCACGCCGTCCATCGTTTTGGCCGGGGCCGAAAGGTCAAGTTTCACGATCGCATCTCCTATGCAGCGACCCAGCCGGACGATCCCGTCGGGTCGGATTCCTTGATGTAGAGCGCAGCGCCGGCTCCACCGTCGCGCCGCAGGTAAAGCGAGCCGATAGGCGCCGCGACCGCGCCCGTGGGGGCGCCCTCACCGCCCAGCACCATCGGCCCGGTCACGCCATCGCCCAGTCGCAGCACACCCTTTGGCAGGATCACCTGGTCGATGTCGTCGATGGCGAACAACTCATCCATAAACAGGGCTGAGACATCGGCGCGTAGGATGCTGAACCGATCCGCCCCGCCGCCGATGGACATGGCCCAACTGGACAAGGCGTAATCGTCGCGCGCGATGGCCACGTCGGACGGCGCCGCCATGTTGATCAGGTTGGTCGCCAGAACGAACTGGTTGGCGTTCCCGCGTTCCCGCATTCGGGCGCGGGTGGACGACAGGTTGAAGTTCACCGTGCGCGGCCCGCCGTCGTAGCCGAAATACACATCGTCGCGCAGCGAGATCGCGCCCAGCCCGCCATTGGTGGTCATCTCGATGGAGCCGTTGATCGAACTGACCGAGATCGCCTTGTAGGCCGTGCGCTGGCCGCCCCAATACGGCCCGCCCTCAAGGTGCGAAATGATCAGGGCGAAGTCGGTCGCCTCGGCGTCCGTCGTGAACGGGTTGCCGACCTCGATGTAATAGATGTTCGGCCCATACCCGATGTCAGGGGCCAAGGCCTTGTTGCGGCTGTACCCCGCCGCCGCGCGCTCGACCCCGGCGCTGTCGAGGAAGTTGATGGCGGCGTTGCCTCGACCCAGAGGGCCGATGGACTTGTTCTGAATCGACAGGACGTTGTCGATGAAGACGCCGTCCGTCT